CCATAACACAATAAAGAACCTTATTTTTTTCTATATATCTATGTATTTATAGGATAAGAATAAGTATATCTTAACAATTTAAAAAATGGCAGATTTAAAACCCCTTGGTAGTGAAAAACTTAACGGAGACGACAAATTAAAGAGAATCCTTGAGTTAACCTACTTCAACGAAAAAAATAAAAAGTCTTCTTCTGTAAAACCAGAATTAGTAAAAGAATCTAAAACCGGTGGTGTATATGGTATCGTTAAAGAAAAAGACGGATACTATGTAAAAAGAGGTCTAAATGAATCATCGTTAGATTATATCGGCGGTATGTTTATGAAGAATAAAAATAAATTTTCTTCATATGCAGATGCATTTAAAAGACTTGAATTTATAAAGGGTCAAGAAGAATTACAAGAGGCAACAAAATATGTTTTAAAACAAAACAAACCTCAAGAAGAGGCACCTGTTGCAGAACCATCAATGGATTTACCACCAGCACCTGAGGCGGACGCATCAGGAGATGTTGCACCAACAGATGATATGAGCGTACCATCTGATGAAACGGCAGCACCTGCAGATGATGTTGCGGCACCTTCAGACGAAATGGGAGATGATGAATCAGGAAAACGTTCGTCTTACATGGCCGAAGCACAAAAATATGCTGGTAAATTGGGTCAAGAGTTAAGAGACCTTAAAGAAAAAATGGAAAGTGACGATATCAAATATATCTTAAATATGATAATCTCGGCGGTTGATTTGGATAAATTGGACGATGAAGATATTGAAGAAATTGGTAAGAAATTTGAAAGAGAGGAAGATGAAATGAGTTCAGAAGAACCATCTGCGGAAGATGAAATTCCAGCAGAAGAACCTGCAACGGAACCCGAAGCAGAAATGAACGAATATGATTCAATGGATGCTTTAGAATCTTTCATTAACACACCTATTGAAGCCGAAGAAATTAATTTATCAAATTATTCAGATTTAGGTAGTGTAGATGAAATGGAAGATGAATTAAAGGAGTTGGATTTAGAAGAAATAAAGAACGATATCAATCAAGCAATTGGGGAGAGATTAAGTAAATATTTTAACTAAAATGAATTTAATATATGTCAATGAAATTGGTTCCGATTATAAAGGTCAGAAACAATATGAGTTTATTTTTAGTGATTCCTCAGAAATTGACATTGATGAGTGGTTCGTTATACCGGCCTCAGCAACTGCAAGAACAAAATCTCCAGATATAGAATATGTTAAATTAGTGGGTCTTTTAAAGAATACTGATTTAGATTTAGAATTAATTCAAAACTCCGATTATTTCGGAGTTATTGATGCTGTGGATGGTGTAATTGCATTAGCTTGGGAAAAGTTTGACATTGAAGTAGAGGTTGGTCGTCTAACATTTAAATTCGGAGAATCGTTAGAAAATGTTACAAAAAAATTAAAACAAAGAAGTTACATTCTTTTAAAAGAAGAAATAAAATTAAAAAACGTATGAAAAGGTCATCATTAGTAGAGAAATTAATCAAAGAAGGAATGTCAGAAAAGACATTGGTTAAATTTAGTGATAAACAACTATCGGATTTAGCGGAAAGAATGTTAGGTGAGGCCGACATAATGATTTCAAAAAAAGATCCATTGGCAACACAAAAAATTGCTGATGCGAAGAAAAAAAATCAATCCATTGAAACATACGAAGAGGAATTAAAAGGTGGACAAAAAAAATTAGATAAGAATCACAATGGTAAAATTGATGGTCAGGATTTTAAAATTTTGAGGGGTCAAAAGAAAGAAATGAATGAAAAGAAATGTGAGAAATGTGATTGTGTGGAATCTGAGTGTAAGTGTGAAAAATCTGAAGTTAAAGAATGGGTTGAAAAATTAGTAGAAAATAAGTATCATAGTTTTACATCTAAAAATGAAATTATGGAATTAATAAATGTGAAACTTAATGAATCAGATACAATGATTCAACATGGTCCTAAGGTTAAAAAGGGTCATAATGGAATACCTGAATTTATGAGTTACGATTCAATTGTAGACGCTGCGGAACCAAAAACCGCTCCAACAACGAAACCCGCACCAACAAAGGAACCAGGTACAAAACCAACACCAAACAAAGACCCAAGAAAAACTCCATTTAAACCAGGTCCTGGTCCAAATCCAAAACCTAAAGCGTTAAAAGAAAATAAAAAAAGTAAATAAAATGTCACTTACAAAGAAAAAATTGTTATCTTTAATCAAAGAAAATTTGAAAGAGATGGCAATGGATTTTGATACACAGGACAGACCTGACCAAGGATTACAAGATAAATTAGCTCAAGGAGATACTCCATTGAAAAAGGTTCCTTTACCTAATACTGGTGAAGAACCAAATAAAAATTTCCAAGAATTATTGGCCTCTGAAAGATATAAAGAGGTTGTTCAAAGAGTTAGACAATATACAGGTGATAACACGACATTAAGAGGCAGTCAGGGAGTTATGCCGTTGGCACAAACGATGATGAATGCTCACAATCAAATTGTAAGAACTGAGAGTCAATATAGAGAACAATTAGAAATCTTAGCGGTTGAATTAGTAATGAAGGAAATGGGTTTAGAAGAAGGAGATGTACAATTTGACGCTAAAATTGTTGGTCTTGGTGAAATAAGTACTGAGGACTTTAATAAGGAATCGGAACAACAAGGTGAAGAAGAAACTCAACAAGAAGTTAATATTGAACAAGACTTGTTTAATGAACTTGAGACATTAAGTTTAGAAAAGGCAAAGAGAAGATTGATAAACGCTATGGTACAAGGGGCCTCTAAAAAAGGTCATTACATGTACCATTATGTTGCAGAAAGAATTAGAGAAATTACCGGTTCTGAAAATTTAGTAAATCAATACGGTATTTTAATGTCAATTAATGATTCATTGTATTGGCAATTAAGTGATGAAACCATGCAAATGATGATGGGTGGTGGTGGAGGAGAACCACAAATCGGAGGTAAAGAGAGTGTTGACAGACAAACTGACCCACCTACAATTGTTGCAAGAGGTGTAAATTTCCCAATATTAGTTCACGAATTAATTAAAGGTGTGATGGAATTATTGGCTATTCAAGGTAGACCAAAAGACGAAGAAGGTAACGAAGCGGATTTTAGTGATATTGAAAATAGTGAAGACACATTAGAAAAAGAAATGTGGGATTTAAGATTAGGTCCTGCTATTTGGGAAAGGGTTAGAAAACAGTTTCCTGAAGAAGTTTTGGTGGACGAGGAAAAATATAAAATTCAATTATTATTGTTTTCACACATTATTCAAAAACCAGCAAAAGAATTTTTAATTTTAATGAAAGAAGTAATATCAGGTTCTGAAAATGGTAAACAATTAATGAGATTACTTTATACCGCAATTGAACAGGAGATACAAGATTACGACTATACTGAAACAATGAATCAATTTGATGATGAGTTGAATAATATCAGTGATGAAACCGATGACGACGATTTCGACGATTTTTTAAGTGGGTTAGGTATACGTAGACCTGACGAGGAATAATTAAAAGGAGGTTTTTAACCTCCTTTTTTGTATTTATACATATATGAATTCTAAAATAGAACAATTAAAGGAATATGCAAAAATAATGAAAGACGCACCTTATGCGTTAAGAACATATTTGCAAACATACGATAACACTCAAAAAAAATATGTACCATTAGTGTTATTTCCTGACCAAATTCAGTTAATACAGGATTATGAAACATATAATGAGAATATCACAAGAAAATATAGACAGGCTGGTGTAACAACCGTAACCGCTGCGTGGATATCAAAAAAATTACAAACAGCGAAAGCAACCGAACCTGAAAGAGTTTTATTGATTGCCAATAAAAAAGATACTGCGGTAGAAATGGCTAATAAAGTACGTAACTTTTTAGAACAATGGCCGGATTGGATTAATGTTGGGTTTTCTCCTGATAAAAACTCTGAAAGTAGATTTAAACTAAATAACGGATGTGAAGTTAAAGCGGTTGCAACGTCTGCCGATGCTTTACGTGGTTACACACCTACAATTCTTGTATTTGATGAGGCTGCGTATATTGAAGCGGGTGAGGATTTTTGGGCAGCATCTATGGCCTCTCTATCTACGGGTGGTAAGATTATTTTAGTATCCACACCAAACGGTTATGACCCAATATATTACGGTGTTTATGATCAAGCGGTACGTGGTTTAAACGATTTTCACATTACAGATTTAAGATGGTTTAAAGACCCTCGTTATACTAAAGACTTACGTTGGGTTAAATGTCAAGATATCTGTCATTACATGTTAAATAGAGAACAATATAATGACGATGAGGTGGTATTGACTGAGTTTGATATTGAAAAATATCAAGAACTTGAGGAACAAGGATACAAACCATATTCTTCTTGGTTTGAATCTATGTCTAAGAAATTTAAATACGATAGACGTAAAATTGCACAGGAATTGGAATGTGACTTCTTGGGTTCAGGTGATGGTGTTATTCCGGGTGATGTTCAAGAGAACATCGCTAAAAATATGATTCGTGTACCGAAAGAAAAATACATGCAAGGTACTTTTTGGCAATGGAAAGAACCTATACAAGGTCATCGTTATATCATGGGTGTAGATGTGAGTAGAGGTGATAGTGAAGACTTTTCTTCTATTTGTATAATAGATTTTGATGAGAGAGAACAAGTGGCAGAATATATTGGTAAAATACCACCAGATGATTTGGCTTCTATTGCATATAAATGGGGTATATTATATGAGGCGTTTATCGTTATTGATATCACAGGAGGTATGGGCGTGGCAACATCAAGAAAACTTCAAGAAATGAATTATAAGAACTTATATATTGACGGTATTAACACCAAAAATATATGGGAATATAATTCAAAGGCAATGGAGAAAATACCCGGTCTTAACTTTAATAATAAAAGAACACAAATTGTTGCGGCATTTGAAGAACAATTAAGAAAAGGGTTTCAAGTAAGATCAAATAGATTATTGAACGAATTAAATACGTTTGTATACATTAATGGTAGACCTGACCATATGAAGGGTGCCCATGATGATGCAATTATGAGTATGTCAATGGCATTGTATGCTGCGGATTTATGTTTTAATCAGTTGGAAAAAAATGAAAACGCAAATAAGGCTATGTTAGACTCTTGGACTATGAGTGAAAGAACATACGAACCGCAAAAAACATTTTATTCATATGGAACATCATTTGACCAAATAGGTTCTATGGGAATGGATAATAATCAAATATATCATCAAAATAATCCGTCTGGAGTTCCAAGAGAGGCGTATAAAGAGTATTCTTGGTTATTTGGTAAATCGAAATAGTCTTTTTAATCCAAATAAAAAAGTATATATTCTTAAAGAAAACTATTTATAAACATGGCAGATCAGAATCTAACAGTTTTTCAGAAATTAACCAAAATGTTCGGTTATCCGGGTCAAACAAAAGTTGACAAGACACCTTCATTTAATTTCAGTAAAGACGAATTATTAAAAACAGATAGTAGAGAGGAGTATGAAAAGGCAATGTTGCAAGCACAACAAAGCCAATACATTGCAGATAAGTGGACAAAACTAGATCAATCTCTTTACAATCAATCGGTGTATTATGAACCAAATAGAATATCGGCATATTATGACTATGAATCTATGGAGTTTACACCCGAAATTTCAGCGGCGTTGGATATCTATTCGGAAGAATCAACAACAATGTCCGAGAAGGGTCAAATATTAACTATATTTTCTGATTCGGAGAGAATTAAAGGAATTTTAGAAGAGTTATTTTACGAAAAATTAGACATCAATACTAACTTACAAATGTGGACAAGAGGATTGTGTAAGTATGGTGATGATTTTGTTTACTTAAAAATAGATCCAGAAAAAGGTATTGTGGGGTGTCAACAACTTCCAAATATTGAAATTGAAAGAATTGAGGGTGCTGCATCTAAACAACCAACTCAAACTAGAGATACAAAAGTACCATCAAGAGAATTAAGATTTAATTGGAAGACTAAAGAAATGGAATTCCAAGCATGGGAAATTGCACACTTTAGATTATTGGGTGATGATAGAAAGTTACCATACGGCACTT